CCAATATCCAAGATTAAAGATTTTGGATATAAGAGGTATTATTCCTTTGACTTATCCGCGGCGACTGATCGACTCCCAGTTAGAGTGCAAGAAGCAATTCTTCGCCCATTGCTAGGTAAATCTCGATCCTCGTCTTGAAGGAAAATCTTAACTGATAGATATTACCTTCTTACGAAGATGGTTGACAAGCCTACTTTGTTAAAGTATGCTGTTGGTCAACCAATGGGTGCCCTTTCCTCTTGAGCTATGCTCGCTTTAACGCATCATTATATTATTCAATGATGTTGATGAAGCTTAGGGTGAAGGCACCGATTTGAAGACTATGCTGTATTGGGTGACGATGTTGTTATTTGTAACTCTAAAGTTGCATCTTCATATCTTTCGATCATGAAGAAGCTTGATGTGGAAATAAACCTTTCTAAGAGTTTAATTTCTGCTCATGCTTTTGAGTTTGCTAAAAGGTATATCTTTAAGAAGACCGATTGCTCACCATTATCGTTTAAAGAAATTAACTCCTTAGGTGAAAATCTGAGGGGTTTCTCTTCTTTCGATAAGAAGTGGGGATGTGGTCTTGTTAATTTACTCAGTTTAGCAGGCGCGGGATACCGGTTCAAAGGCTCTTATCTTGATAAGAGTCTTTGAGCCTTAGGTCCAAGATTTCGTACAATATTATTGTATTATCTTCGATCGAAGTTATCTCCTTGACAGTGGTTCTGTTCTTATTCTTTTAGATCTTATTATATAGTTCCTTTAGATTCTCAGAGAATAATTTCTTATTCTATTTGAGAATTGTATCGTAACTGTATTAATGAAATAGTAAAACGTAAAGCGCAGAGCCTTAAGAAAGTTCTTGTGAAAATCAAACATAAGTCTGAATTCTCTCATAGTCTTTCTTATCAGATTATTTCTGATTCGGTCATAAAGTGGGATCATGAGTTACGCGATATTCAACTCTGGATTAATCGGGGTAAACCCGATTATTTCTTAGATGAATACGTTGACGGAATGAATTCCTTATTACTAACTCTAAGATTTAACTTAGATAGATGTAATGCATGTCCGAATTTTATGAATTTGGTAGAGAGGGAGGAAGTTGAAGAGAAAGTTGATGCACAAGGTAAAAGTGAAGATGCGACTTTTTGTCAAGAGGTGGCTATTTGACTCAGTATTTATACTCAAATTAGAGAACTTGGGATCTTATCTAGATCTTGAGATCCTTTAATCTTTTCCAAACCTGAGCGAGTTGGCCTCTTTTGACTAATCTTAAGGGAGTTCTTCTTTAGGGAGGACACCAGTCATCCTCCTCTTATCAATAAAAAGACGAAGAATAAACCGAGAAAGAATAGGATAATTAAATTTGTTAAATTTTCTAATTATTTTGATTATTCTGTTCTTAGTCTCCACCCGCAAGGACCTTTTGCAATATCAGTAATTTTAAGCTATTTTAGGACGGATCATAATTTCTTTGATCAGCGCCTTGTAGTTTATAAATTCGATATTGTTAAAAGTTTTCTTTCGGGCCTTCCCTTTTTGTTGGTAAGAGTTGGGACTATTCTCGTATGAGCTAGTGGTTTTGTGATGTTCGGTTTGAACATCCTGCATCTTGTACTACTTAACGAAGATCTAGTAGAAATTCGGCCACATATTTGTGGTCTGTCTCATTCTTTTGAGACTTCTCCTGATCATTCGGGTAATACAAGTTGGATATGGTGCGGGG